GTTTGACCCAGGAGGAAAACTAGAATACACAGAAGAACAACTAATAAGATTTGCAGAACTATGGGCTGCTGCCGGGTATCTTGCAGATCCTTATGATGGCAAAACACGTACTGGAGGATTAAGTCCTGATACAGGTCCTAGAGCATGAGTGGTAATATAGTAGTAATATGGCCTATTATAATGATAATGGCTATATTGATTTTCTGGGTACTAGATATATACAGAGGATATATTAAAACACAAAGAAATGTAAGATTAATTAATAACATGAAAAATATTAAAACAAATGAAACTACCAACGGAAAAGGTAAAGGCCAGTAGAAAGAGCCCAAAAAACATGATAATATATGGAGCACCTAAAATAGGAAAGACTTCTATATTAGCAGAACTTGATGATTGTCTTATCATAGACCTAGAAGATGGGTCAGATATGGTAGATGCATTAAAAGTAAAAGTAAAAAATCTAGCGGAGCTTGCGGAAGTAGGTAAAGCTATTATGAAAGAAGGAAGACCGTATAAATACATTGCTATTGACACAATTTCTAAGCTTGAGGAATGGTGTGAGGCAGAAGGCAAGAAGATTTATATGAAAACCCCGATGGGAAAAAACTTCGATGAGAAGAATCCTGGAATGTCAATTCTAGCACTGCCTAATGGCGCAGGCTATCTGTATTTACGGATGGCTTACAAAAAGTGGATAGATAACTTGAACAGACTAGCGGATCATATCATATTAGTTGGACACTTGAAGGACAAGATGCTTGAGAAGAAAGGTAAAGAGGTTGCAGTAAAGGACCTTGACCTCACCGGTAAGATTAAGCAAATAACATGTGCAAACTCAGATGCAGTTGGTTACATATACAGAGAAGATGATAAAACTATGGTTAGTTTTGACTCTTTAGATGATATTGTAGCTGGTAGCAGATGTGAGCACTTGAAAGGTAAGACCATGCCTTTAGAATGGTCAGAAATATTTATAGACTAAAAATAATTAAACATGATTGAAACAAGACCTAATGTTAGTGTAGAAAACACTAATGTTACACCGAAGAAGATTACTGTCAATATGATCCTAACAGATCTAGCTAACGGTATAACTAAAAAAGGCATGTGTACTAAGTACAATGTTAAAAAATGGGAAATGGATGAAGTATTTAAACATTCTAAGTTAAAAGGTAAAAGACCTGCGTATGTTAAAGTACTATCTTTTAAATTCGTAGATGATACAGAAGAAACTGATGTAGTAGTTCCTCCTAATACGGTTGCACAACCAGATGCAACAGAGACTGAAGAAGGGGAAGAAACTGTAGATCCTAATCAGGTTACTATTGACCAGGTTATCAAAGAAGAGGATGATTTAGAGATCCCAACGTTACCAGACACTCTAGAATTAGTACAAGAACAACAAATGGAAGAAGTCGAAGAAGATGACTTTGATACATTTGAATTAAATTAATAAATAAATAAATATGGCAATTAAAAGCAACGCAAGTACTGAATCAGTACAAGGAGAGGGTATGAAATTATACTCTGGATTATCTAATTTTAATATTATTGCAGTGAATCCAACTATGGCTGAACTACATGCATTAGATATTAAAGTTAAATCCGAACAAAATTATACAGTATCGTTTAACAACGTAGACTATAACAAAGTTATTTTCTGGGTAAGAAATGAAGATCTAACTACTAAAGTAGAAATCTTACTTTCTGGAGATATTAGAACTGCTAAGTCAGGAAAGAAGCAGTGGATAAACGGCATTGGCCAATCTACATGGTCTGACGACGCTCCAGCTTATGACTGGTGGAAGAAAGAGGGTGAAAGACATGCTTATATAGGGGAAGAAACTTTAATTCATTTTACTAAAGCTTGGGCTAATGTAGCTAATGGAGATGAAGTAGCTTTTGAAACTATTAAGAATATAGCTAATGGAGATGTGAAAGAAGTTAAAGCTCTTGTTTCTGTATTAAAAGATAATCAAGTTAGATTACTAGTAGGAGTTAAGGATGATAAATACCAATCAGTATATAACAAATATTTTGGTAGAATCAAACCACAAAGAGATGACATGTTTATCAAGATGTTGAAAGATGATTATGGTATGTTTAATTCTGATTTTAATGCAGACCTTAAATGGGGTACTCATACACCAACTATAGATCTAGTAGCTCCAGACGCCTTAAATGAAGATGATGATTGGACTATGCCGGAGAAACCGCAAAACGCAAAACAAACTGCAGAAAGCGACGTTCCGTTTTAATGATCAAATCTCGAAGCAGTGAAGATTATTTACACACTGATGTCATACTTAGGGAAATCTCTGAGTATGACATTTTTGTGTATTATTGTCCAAACTTTAAACAATTAGGCAAGCCTTTCTGTAGTGATTTACGTCAAGATAGAAAACCAACTGCGTCTATAGTGGCTTGGAAAGGCCATTTATTGTATAAAGATTTTGGGTGTTCTGATCACTCATTCAGCTGTTTCAGGTATGTAATGCATAAATATTCATGTGATTTTATGTCAGCTTTGAAAATTATAGATTGCGACTTTAATCTAAATCTAAACTCTAGTAAAGAAGAAACATTATTTACTATGGGAGTTATAGGTATGAGATTAAAACAACCTAAGATCTGTGAAAAATTAACAATTATAAAGAAGAAGAGAAGACCGTTTTCGGAAGAGGATGAAAAGTTCTGGACAAAATACTATATTAGTAAACAAATATTAGTTACTTTTGCCGTTGAACCAATATCTTATTACTGGGTGAACGGAAACAGATTCAGTTGCAAATCAATTACTTATGCGTTTAAGTTTGGACGTCGCTTCAAAATTTATTCTCCTTTAGAGACTAAGTTTAAATGGAGTAGTAATACAAAATCTACTGATATACAAGGTTTAAAGCAACTACCTGATACAGGTAAACAGTTGTTTATTACCTCTTCTTTAAAAGATGTTATGTGTCTTTACTCTGCAGGTTATAGCGCAATCGCTTTACAAAGCGAAATGCAAAATCCTGATGAAAAATTAATAAAAGACTTACATGCTAGATTTGAAGAAATCTTTATTTTCTATGACAATGATTATGATAATGAAAATAACCCTGGACAGACAATGGCCAGGAAAATCTGTGAAAAGTTCAATCTAAGTAATATATGTATACCGGATAAGTATGAGTCGAAAGACCCATCTGATTTGGTAGTAAATGTTGGTTCACCTAACATTTTAAAACATATAATAAATGAACAGACAAGATGTAATTAAATTTCTAAGAAATAAGACAGGTTATTTAAAGAAAGGAAACCAATGGATAGCTGATAAGCTAAGTATTGATTTATCTTTAGCTACTGAATGTAAAAAAGAAGTAGCTGCAGATACTTATAAAAAGTGCAAAAACAGTGCGCAAGAGTTCACAAACGAGAATATAAATGAGATTAATGATAATGGCTTTAAACAGCATTTATCACAGATCGGACTAAAACTGGAAGATGTAAAATCTGTAAAGTTTTGGCAAACTAGCAAAGGTGATAGTAGATACTCAGTAGTACCATTGAATCAATGGCATGAGTTAGATTCAGAGAAGAACGCATTTCTGGACGCAGTAAAACACAAGTCACCAAAAGTCAGTAAATATTCTTATAAACCAAAGACAAGCGCTTCTCTAGGTGTATTATCCCTGCCGGATATACATTATGGTAAGATTACGGGTGAGGGCCCGGAAGCTATAGAAGAGCACTATATGGATATAGTAATGGAGCTATGGGAAAAATCGAAAGGTTCAAACATAGAGCAGTTATTAATGCCTATAGGTAATGATGGTATGAATTCGGAAGGACTGAGTAAAGCAACTACTGCAGGAACACCACAAGATGATTATATGGGATGGAGACAATCTTTTAGAGGCTATTGGCAACTAATGGATACAGCTATTACATGGTTATCTAAAAAAGTTCCAGTTAAAGTTGTTATTGTACAAGGTAATCATGATTTTGAACGCATGTTCTATATAGGAGAATTATTAGAATCTAGATATACTAATAACCCTAACATTGAAGTAGACAATTCACTTAATGAGAGAAAATACTACCAGTATGGATCTAATATGTTCTTAAATTTTCATGGAGATAAGGTAAAAAGACAAAATATACCTTTACTTATGGCTACTGAAGAACCTATTATGTGGAGCACTACTAAGTTTAGAGAAGCTTTAGTAGGGCACATACATAAAGAGTTAGTAGATGAAATCATGGGGACTAAAGTCAGACATATTCCAAGTATATGCGGTAATGATGAATGGCACAAGGGTAGAGCATATGTAGGAACCCAACGTGTTGGACAGATGCATATTTATCACTTTGACCGTGGGTATGAAGGTATGTTTCAAGTAAATGTACTAGACTAATGGCGTGGAAAAAAAGATCGAAGGGTCGTTCAATGATCAAATCAAAGAAAACGTCATACAATGGGATAGATTTTCAATCCTTATTAGAAAAGAGTATGTATAAAATGCTACATGAGTCTGAGATTCCTGTAGATTATGAGAAACACTCTTTTACAATATTTGATGCGTTAGTATATCCACAAGCATGCTATGAAGGAACAGCAAAAAAGTTGTATAATAAAGGGTCTAAGGTTAGACCTATTACTTATACTCCTGATTTTGTAGACCCTAATGGTAAATGGATTATTGAAACTAAAGGATATGCAAATGAATCTTTTCCTTTGAGATGGAAGCTCTTTAAACGTCATCTCAAAGAAAATAACCTGACTTATGTCTTATTTATGCCGAGGAACAGGGCACAGTGCTTAGAAGTATTAGAGTTAATAAAACAATTATAAACTAAAGGGATCCGAAAGGGTCCCTTTTTAATTAAACAAAAATTATGTCACAACTAGTAAGCCCTTGCTGTGGGGCAGAATACACAGATAATAAAGATGAGGGAGGCAGTTTTTGCTGTAACTCAGAAATAAAAAATGGACTTTGTAGTGAATGTAAAGAGCATGCAGAACCTGAAGAAGGATTTGTATGTGAAAAATGTGAAGAGTTCTTTGAAGATAGTATAGAAGAACATGAGTATAAACAGCAAATGCGAGAATCTCACGAGGAGGATCGAGCTGATGCAAAAAGAAAATACAATGAATAAAGAAAAAGATCAATTAAGTAGAATATCAAAAACATTGATATTTAGTGAGCCGTTTTACGGTATCTTCCTAATAGGACTAAACAAAGTCTTTAGAAAAGATTTACCTACAGCAGGTGTTAGTAAGAAT